GACCAGTTCATCGAGGACCCAGTCCACGACCACCATTGCGTTGGCGTCGTGGTTGAGGGCTTGAGCGAAGAGAGCGGTGGTGTTGATCATGGTGGGAAAGCGGTGGTGGGGAATCTCTCCCCTGTCTTCTGATTATAACATATCAGAAGCAATCACCACAATCATGTCAGCAAAGCGTACTGATCACGGCCTTCGGGTGTGATTTCCAGCATCTTGTGGCTAGCAACTGCACCTGGCGTGGTGCACACCAGTCCAGCTTTCTTCAGATTGGTCAGCCTGGGCGAATTCTGGGGAGAGATCTTTGGAATGTCATGGCCCAAGCGAGCAGCCTGGACGAGGCTGGCATCGCCTGTGGCAGTCATCACCTGTTCGCAGATGGTGAGGAAGAAAGCCTGGGTAGCATCATTCAGCTTGTCCCAGCTGGTAGTGGGCTGGATAGAGCCTGTGACTGGACGTGCTTTTTCGTTGACCGCATGGGCCACGATGGCACAGGCTGCGTCATAACTGATCCGCTTGCAGTCAACATCGCAGTAGATGTAGCCAGTGGGGTTGATCTTGACGCCGTAGCCACCAGCCAGGGTGCCGTCTTGCTTGGCAAGCTTGATCCAGCGGTCCATCAGGGCAATTGCTTTTTCGAGTGCAGTCATTGGTTTTGTGTGTGATCTAAAGCAATTATAACATATCAGATGCAATCACGCAATTCAAGGGAATCGAGGGGCACAACCATCTCACAGAGACCAGCCTGGCGGACATACTCCAAATCTTTGGGCTTCAAACCAGCCGCAGCCAGAGTCTCTTCTATGCTTTGTCCTTCGACTGCTGCTTCCCTAAACAGTTTGAGCTTGCGGCGGGCACCTGTGCTCACCCTGATGATTCGAGCTTGGGCATCTACTGCCCGAGATAGCGCCTGGCGGATCCACCAAGTGAAATAGGTGCTGGCGGCATAGCCACATTCGGGATCATATTTCTCTGCCGCTCGGCACAGACCGATTGTGCCTTCCTGCAATAGATCCTCGAATGTGAGGGCAGTGCCCTGGATGCGTCTGGTGTAGCTTTTGGCTATGCGAGTTACCAAGCGCATGTTGGCCAGCACGAATCTCTCTCTGGCTTTCTTTCCGCTGCGTTCCACGGCTTTTGGGCATTCGCCCTCCCAGGTGAGCCACTTCTGGATTCGCCGTCCCAGGTAGATTTCTTCTTCCTTTGACAGGAGCATGTAGCGTCCTGAAATGGCAAGATATTCGGTGGTCATTCATGAATACAGAAAGCATGCCTTAGACTGTAACACATACTGATGCCTTATAACGCGCTCATGGTGGGCATCTTGGCTGGCGCTCGTCAGGGCCACATTCTGCAGCAGTTCGATAGAGTATCTGACGGCATCGATGTGGTGGACGTGCTCCAACGCATCCGAGATGATCTGCACCCTGGCCAACTTGCATTTGTCGACGACCAGGACACCAGCATCCTTGGCGTGTCTGCCGGATATGGTGCAGGCAAGACGCGAGCACTCTGTGCCAAGGCTGTGCATCTGGCCATGGCCAATCAGGGATTCATCGGCGTGGTGATGGAGCCCACGGGTCCATTGATCCGCGACATCTGGCAGTCAGATTTCGATGACTTCTTGGAGACATATGACATTCCATACACATTCCGAGCATCACCGTTGCCTGAGTACACGTTGCATCTTCCAGGCGGCGATACCAAGATCCTTTGCCGCAGCTTTGAGAATTGGCAGCGCATCATCGGGATCAACGGTGCCTGGGTTCTTGCTGACGAGATAGACACAGTTAATCCAGCCATCGCCAATAAGGCATTCCCCAAGATCCTTGGTCGCTTGCGTTCTGGCAATGTGCGGCAATTCGCGGCAGCATCGACGCCTGAGGGATTCCGTTGGATGTGGCAGACCTTCGCCAGCGATGATGGCAAAGGACGTGAAGACCGGCGGCTAATCCGCATGCGGACGCAGGACAATCCGCATCTGCCACCCGACTTCATTGAACGGATGCAGGCCAACTATGACCCCCAGCTGCTTAAGGCATATCTGGACGGCGAATTCGTCAATCTGACCACAGGTCAGGTCTATGACCGCTTTGACCGTGTCAAGCATGTGACCACACAGGTGCCGGATATCAGCCGCGAGCCTTTGCGGATCGGCGTGGACTTTAACGTGGGCAACATGTCCGCTGTCATTGCCATTCGCGCTGGCAAGAGCCTTTATGTGGTAGATGAAGTCAGTGGTGCCCACGACACCGATGCATTGGCCCAGAAGATCAAGGCGCACTACCCAGATCACAAGATCTACATCTACCCAGACGCCAGTGGCGGTAACCGCAGCACCAATGCAACACAAACCGATATCGCCATCCTGGAGTCCTATGGCATGTCCAACCAGTCACCGAAGGCGAATCCTCCCGTTCGCGATCGGGTGGCTGCTGTTCAGGCTCTGCTGGAGAATGGGAAAGGGGAAGTGCGCCTCAAGATCGCCGCATCCTGCGTCAAGATGATCGAAGGCTTGGAGCTGCAGAGCTATACGGAGAAAGGCGATCCAGATAAAGATGCTGGTTATGACCACATGAACGACGCGCTGGGATATCTGATCTGGCGCGAATTCAACCCCTTACATGCCGGAGCTGGTCGCGGCACGGGCATTAGATTGTATTAATAGAGCGGCGCAGCATTGTGTACACGGGGTTTAACAGCTATGACATGCAGCTGACCCGCAAGGTTGCGGAGGTCAACGATCCTAATAGTGCCTGGGCTAATATGGAGCCGCACTGGATCCTGATTGAGGATCTGATGGGCGGCACCTATGAGATGCGCCGGAAGCATCGCCGTTACCTGCCACAGGAACCACGCGAGGAAGACGAGTCATATGACAACCGCCTAGCACGCAGCGTGTGCCCGCCGTACTACCAGCGCCTGGAGCGGATGCTGGCTGGCATGTTGACCCGCAAACCGGTACGCCTTGAAGAGGTGTCCGATATGGTGCGGGAGCAGCTTTTTGATGTAGACCTGCAAGGCAACGACCTCAACATTTGGACCTATGAACTTGGACGCAAAATGGTTCGTTATGGCCATGCTGGCGTCCTCGTTGATGCTCCTGCTGCTGGTGAAAATGGACGATCATATTGGGTGACCTACACGCCACGGGACATCCTTGGCTGGCGCACTGAGTTGAGTGAGGGTGCTCAGAAGTTAACCCAGCTGCGGTTGATGGAGCGCATTGTGGTTCCTGATGGTGAATATGGCGAGAAGCAGGTGGAGCAGATCCGGGTGTTGACGCCTGGCGCATTCGAGCTGCATCAGCGTGATGAGAAGTCCAGCTGGAGAGTCGTCGATGAAGGCACCACCAGTCTTAGTGAGATCCCGTTCAGCGTGGCCTATGCCAACCGCGTCGGCATGTTTGAATCACGCCCGCCGATGGAAGACATCGCTGGGCTGAACCTTAAGACGTACCAGATCCAGTCCGACCTGGACAACATGCTGCACATCAGCGGCGTTCCGATGCTGGCGTTCTACGGCTTCCCCACATCTGCTGAGGAAGTCAGCGCTGGCCCCGGTGAAGCAATCGCATTCCCTGCTGATGGCCGCGCCGAGTACATCGAACCTGCTGGCAAGAGCTACGACTCCCAGTTCAAACGGCTAGAACAACTTGCTGGTCAGATCAACGAACTTGGCCTGTCTGCTGTCCTAGGCCAGAAGCTATCGGCTGAAACTGCCGAGGCCAAGCGCATCGACCGCAGCCAGGGTGACAGCACCATGATGGTGATCGCCCAACAGGTGCAGGACACGATCGATAACTGCCTGCGGTTCCATGCCGAATACCTGAACATTCCGCAAGTGGGCAACAGCTATGTCAACCGCGACTTTGTTGGTGCGCGTCTTGAGCCAGCCGATCAGCTTGCCTTACTTCAGACTTATACCGCTGGTGTCATCAGCCAGAAGACGCTGCTGGAGCAACTGGCCAATGGCGACGTGCTTGGCGATGACTTCGAGGTTGAGGAAGAGTTGATGGCCACGCAAAACGGCGGCCTGATCGAGATGACTGGTGGTCAGCAAATGCAACAAGACCAAACGCAGCAGGAGGAACAGCAACTACCGGACCAGCAAATGATCCCTGAAGATCTCAGCACGCAATGACCTACAGCGGCGGCGTCACCCAGCGGCTGCTTGACATCGATCAGTTCAAGCGGCGGATAAACCGCAATGATCCTGTTGCGAACATTTATCGTAATGCCATTGACCTGAACCGCTACAGCAACGCGGTGGCCAATCAGGTGGTGACGGCATACAACGACGTGATCCTCAGTGCGGTGGATGATCTGCGCCGGATTGACATGGGTGTAGCTACGGCAGGTGGTGGCATCGTGTCGCCTGCCAGCTATCAGGCACAGCGTTTGCGGGTGATCCTTGCCCAACTGCGGGAATCGCTCGACACTTGGGCCGGATCCAGTACCGCGCTGGCATCTGGTGAGTTGCAAGGCTTAGCCGAACTGCAAACGCAGTTTGTCACCGAGCAAATGCGGCTTGCCATCCGTGGTGGTGTGGCCGATGCGCGTGAGCTGCTGCCATCCCAGGTGGATGCCTTGCAGGCGGTGCGCACGGTGCAGGTGGCGCCCAATTTTGCGGCAACCGTGGTCAGCGTTGATCCAACGGCAATCAACTTCACGTTGCCTGGCACTGGTGCTTTCAACTTGACGGCTGGTCAAGGTGCAGCCATCACGCTGCCAAATGGCCAGATCGTAGAAAAGGCATTTCGTGGCTTGGCTGAGTCGCAGGCGCAGATGTTCAACACCGTGGTGCGGAACGGCATCCTCACCGGTGAACCAACAGCACAGATTGCCAGGCGCTTGGTAGGCAACCTCGATTTTGGACAGCAGGCCATGTCAGTCCGGCAACGTGCTCTAGCTGGCGGTGAGGTGACCAAGATGGCCAACAATCAAGTGATGACCATCGTGCGCACCAGCATTCAAGACGTCAGCAACCAAGCCAGTCAGCAGGTCTACCGCGCCAACTCGGACATCACCAGCAAATATCGATATCTCGCCACCCTCGACGGTCGCACCTCAGCCATCTGTAGGTCGCTTGATGGCCAGGAGTTCAAGTACGGCGAAGGCCCGACACCGCCAGTTCATTTCAACTGCCGCAGCACCACCATCCCGATCATTGACTACAAGGCACTTGGCATCCCACCGCCGGACTGGGGCACTGGTCCCAGCAGGCGTGCATCAGCGGATGGTCCAGTATCGGGTTCTGTCAGAGTAGATGGGAAAGAGACATTCAATAGCTATGGCTATTGGCTTAAGAGTCAACCAAAGGCATATCAGGCTGAAGTGCTGGGCTCAACCCGCTCTACTTATTTCAACAAGATCGCTGAGAAAGTTGGACCGCAGGAGGCTCTAGCACGCATGGTCCGCGAGGATGGCAGCGAAGTAACGTTGAAACAGCTACAGCAGCGATATGGACAACCCTAAGATCCGCTATTACCTCGACGGTCGCGTTCATTCCGACTGGGTTGAAGTTGTGGTCGGAGAGGCTATCGTAGTCGCACGATTACAGAAGGTGGAAGACGGCACGATCCAGTGGGTTGATCAGTCAGGGCTAGCATTGGGCCAGACGGACCACATCACCCATGGCCATGAAGCCGACGAAAGCCGACAAGAAGGTGGCAAAGGTGCTGGGGGAGTACAAGCGCGGGACACTCCAAAGCGGCAAACCAGGGCCCGGCAAGGGTCCCAAAGTGAAAAGCCGCAAACAAGCAATCGCAATCGCGCTAAGCGAAGCGGGTAGGGCAAAGAAGAAGGGAATGAAGTGATGCCTAAGAAACCTGGCCTTTACGCCAACATCAACGCCAAACGCAAGCGGATTGAATCCGGCAGCGATGAACGCATGACTCGTCGTGGTGAGGAAGGTCGTCCCAGTGCAGCAGCATTTAAGGCGGCCGCCAAGACTGCCAAGCCACGCAAACCCAAGAAGAAATGATCACATATCGCGGCGAACGGTTTGATGGGTACAACCAGCCCAAGCGAACGCCCAAACATGCGAACAAGTCCCATGCGGTCTTGGCAAAAGAAGGCGAAGTTGTAAAGCTGATCAGGTTCGGCCAGCAGGGGGTGAGTGGTAGTCCACCGCGCAAGAACGAATCAGAAGCCGACAAGGCACGACGCGACGCCTTCAGGGCACGTCATGCAAAGAACATAGCCAAAGGTAAAATGTCTGCGGCATACTGGGCCAATAAGGAGAAATGGCAATGAAAAAAGGCCACACCAAAGACGGCAAGAAGGCTCCCAAGGGTTACCACTTCATGCCCGATGGCCGCCTGATGAAGGATTCAGCCCATAAGACTAAAGGCAAAAAGTCCTAGTTGAATTCTGATACGATTGCAGAATCACCATAGACTAGTCATGAACACCCTACGGGCATTTCATGACTGACGATGTGATCCAGGAGCCTACGGTGACTGGTGGCGATGATGCAGATGCACTCAAGCGCAGCATTGAGGCATTAGAGCGCAAAAATTATGAGCTGATCGCAAAGCTCAAGGAAAACAAAGCCAAGACGCCGCCGATTCCTGATGGTGTGAATGTCGATGAGCTAATCGAGTTCAAACGTAACTACGAGCAACAGCAACTTGAACAGCAAGGCAAGTACGGCGAAGCTCGGCAGGCGCTGGAGCAGCAATTTCGGGTAGCCACAGCTGAAAAGGACCAGCGCATCGGTGAACTCGAAAGCCGTGTTCGGGAATTGGAGCTGATGACGCCTGCCATGAGTGCATTGGCTGAGATCGTCCATGATCCTGACTACGTGCTCAAGAGCAAGCTCAACAGTGATCAGATCGAACGCGAACCTGATGGCACAGTTGTTGTGGTCGACGGTTACCAGCGCACTCCTGTTGCTGAATGGGCCAAATCACTTCCTAGCTGGATGCAAAAAGCACCCAGACCACAGGGCAGTGGCGCACCAGCCGGTCGCAGCAATGGCACCGACGTTACTGGCATGAAGAATCCATTCATGTCAGAGAATTTCAATCTGACCGAACAATCGCGATTGTACAGGACAGACCGCGACATGTATGATCGGTTGAAGGCTGCAGCTAACCGCTAAGCTGTACGCAATAGCAGCAAGGTTACGCCGAGCCGCTGGGTTACGCCCACAATGCACAAAACATTCTTTGGAGAAACACCGTGGCGACACTTCGCTCCGATGTAATCATCCCTGAGGTCTTTACTCCGTACGTCATTGAGCAATCCACCCAACGGAACCAGTTTCTGGCTTCGGGTGTTGCCCAACCGATGGCTGAGCTGAATGCCACCGAAGGCGGTGATTTCGTCAACGTTCCGTTCTGGAAAGCCAACCTGTCTGGCGATCTGGAAGTTCTTTCTGACAGCACCTCGCTGACACCCGGCAAAATCACTGCTGACAAGCAAGTTGGCGTGATCCTGCACCGTGGTCGTGCCTTTGAGGCTCGTGACCTGGCTGCACTTGCCGCCGGCTCTGACCCCATGGCCGCCATCGGCGCCAAAGTCGGCGAGTACGTTGCCAACCAGCAGCAGGCTGACCTGTACAAGTGTCTGGAAGGTGTGTTCGGTGCCTTGACCGGTTCCGATTCACCTGCTTTTGACGCACTGCGTTTTGACACCAGCGGCATGACCGCACTGGGTCCCAAGCAGGTTGCCCAAGCACGCGCCAAACTCGGCGATCAAGGCGACAAGCTGGCTGCTGTGGCCATGCACTCGGCTTGCTACTACGACCTCGTAGAGCGCAAGGCGATTGACTATGTGACCAACACAGAAGCCCGCCTAAGCACCGCTGCTACCGGCGCCAGCACGATTAACGCCATCGGCGGTTCTATCGCTGGTTCCTTCA